GTCACCTAGTGTTCCATCCTTAGAAATAACTACAATATCGTACTTTTCATTGTATCCATATTCCCAGTTTTTGGCCTTGTTTTTTTTAGCCACTGCTGTTCTAGGAACAACATCTTGTAAAACTTTATTTAGACCTTCTCTCTGCAAAACCTTGGTTGCTACTTGTTTTATTAACACTGTTTAAAGCCTCTTCTTCAGCATCAATACGATTAAGTATTTCAAACGCATCAAATATTGCTAGTTTTTTAGTAGCTGCTGCATTCTTTAGTCTGTCTGCTGCTAACTCATCGTCTGGGTCAGGCTTAATAATTTTTTCTTGAGCTACTTTTATTAATTGTTCTACCGCTGCTCTACCCGCTTTTATTATTTTTAATTTAATTTCTTTACTCATAACGTCATTGTTATATTCTTAGATTTCATTCTATAAAGGGTTTTATCATCTATTTTAAATTCGTATTCAGACTCTGGTTTAAAACAAACCTTATCTCCTTCTTTTACACCTAAAGAAGTCAACTCTGGGTTAGTTATCTCAATAGTTCCTGTAAGAGCTTGATATTTATCACTGTTAAATATAACAGATTCTTCTTTACTAGAAGGCTTAACAAAACAATAATCTAAATGAGATTTCCATTTTCCATCTTGTTTGTACATAAAAAACTGATTGGGCTCAACTATAAATAGATTATCTTTCAAAAAACTTCTTCCGCTTCTCTCCCTGCCCTTCATATCGTTGTAATACTTAAATACATTATGGTGTACTACCAATATATCACCTACTTTTACCTTACCTTTGTAATTTAGTGGCGTAGCTACTACATTAGCAAAACGATTAGAAACAGTATGATCTTCTTTAGAGGAGCTAGTAATAAAGTCTATACCTCCTATTTTTTTTACATTATCGTACCGAGTGTCATTAACCGGAGTTACAATAAAACCAAAAGGTGACTTCATACTAAAAGTTGATATTATATTCTATAGAGACTGGAATAGTGGCATTAAAACTTTTCCAAAGTACAATTTCGTTTTCTTTAATAATCCATATTTTAAAACAATTTTTCTCTTGTCTTATATGGTGTATGGTGTAATTACCCCCTAGAACATCTTGCCCAACAAGGTAGTGCATTGCTCCAGACTTATAGTCAGGACCAACTGATATTTTTCTAATTTCCATTTCATTTAATTTAATATATAGTTAATGCTGGTCTAATTGCTGTTGCAGTGAAAGTATTGCCATATTCACCAGTTTTTAGCTCTATAGGTAAAGCTGGATTTCCATCTATTGTAGCTGCATAATCAACATTAGATAATTTCCCTGAAGCTGCAAAAACACCACTACCACTATTACCACCAACACATCTAAGTGCAACTACGTAATTTGTTCCAGCAGTTAAGGCTAAACCTGGACCATCATCTGCTGTTAAGGAAATAACTTTTCGTTTAGTAGTTGAACCATTTGAGCTCCCGTGACCTAATCTAGCATTAGAAGTAGTGCTATTAATACCTTGTTCTACGTAGGTGTAAATACCCACTTCAATAGTTGTTGTAGTTGGAACTTGTTCAAATTGAAGTTTTATTGAGCTAGCTGTAAAATCACTATCAACAGTTGTTGTCATTAGATATGTTGCATTTACACCACCTGCAGAAGTTACTGTATCTGCATCAGCCATATCTATAATAGTATGTCCTGCAGTGCTACCTGCGGGAGTATTTATCCAGTTTCCAACACCAGAAGAGTTAACTTCTAATACTCTGCCTCCACTAACAGCTGATTGTGTAGCTATTTTGTTTGGTAAAGTTATAGAATAACTAGCTGGACTTCCACTATGGTTAGGACCTATAAACTCTACATAATGGTTATTATTAGAGCAGTTAAGTTTTAAATTACTTGCATTTCCATTAGTCGTGCCATCTCCTTTTAAAACTGTAGGATTACCAATAGAAACAATTGATCCAGTATCTGTTATAGTAGAGTCTTCTATGCCTGTTCCGCCTGTAGACCACTTGCTCAGTGTGTTTGCGGTGCCTGTGCCTGTTACTGTTCCTGTGCCTGAAGATGATTGCCACGAAGCAGTAGTTCCGTTAGACGTTAAAACATAAGTATTAGTCCCTATACCTAAAGCAGAAGGCACACCATTTGAATTCCCTAACCAAATACTTCCTTCTGGTAAATTAGGTAAATCGTTGGTTCTTCCAATAGTTGTTATTTGTAAAGTTCCTTGAGCACTAGCGTTTACTACTATGGCTATATTTTGTATTAAGTTAGTTCCTATTGGCTTGATTGATGTTAAACCTCCGCCAGATGCTACGTATATAACGTCATTAACTAATGGATTTGAACCTGAAGAAGGAATTGCATTTACATTTACTTGATCCATTAATCCGACTACCATCATTTCTCCAGTAGCTCCTTGTGTTAAATTTTCTTGAGCTAAACCAACACAAGGCATTTTGGCAGAATTAGAAGCGTCTGCTTTTCCAACTACCGCCGTAGAAGTACCATTATTCCAAGATACTATATATAAAGGATCTCCTTTTGATATTGCTTCATTCGCCTCTATTGTTTCAATAACTTTTGGGTCTGTAAATTCTAATCCAGTGGCTGCAGCATTAACAGACATTACTTGACTTCTAGTTCCTAAAGAACTTAATCCTGTACCTCCATTAGCTAAAGCTAAAGTTCCACTCAAGGTAAATGTTCCTGTTGTGGTTATTGGATTTGTTGTGTCGCTTGTTATAATAAGGCCTGTTGTACCGCCTCCCAAGCCAACACTAGTAACTGTTCCTGCCCCACTTCCGCTATAAAGATTTGCTATGCTTTGTAAGGTAAATGTCTTGGTTTCTTTTGAAGAGTCATCTGTTCCTATTACATAATCAGTCCCTAAAGGATTTTCTTTAGTAGGGTAGGAGGTGGTATTACTTATTTTCGACATTTTGTGTTATTGTTCCGTGTTCTAAATTAATTACAGAGTTTTCTCCGTACTTCTTTATTAATTCGTTTTCAAGTGATTCAAATTCTATTCTTATTAAATCTACTCTTTTAAGAACTGAGTTTTTCTGTATTGACAGCTCTCCTAATTGTACTTTAAGTGACTGAAACTCTGAGTTTAAATCTCTTAAAGATTTTAATTCTTTTTCTTCTAATTTCATTTGATTTGATTTATCTTTACAAAGATAATCATTTTCTACGTGATGCTGACGAACCGTAAAAATAACCGAAGATACTCAACACAATTCCCTCTGTTACCCCGATTAAATGAATCCAAATCTCCTTATTGTGTTCAGGAACCTCTAAATATACTATTGCATAAACCAAGAAGGCAAAACAAGAAAGGCCAACCAAACCTGTTAAATTAAACATAAAGTCAAAACGATTTGCTTTGGCTAATTCAACTTCTCTTTCTCTCGCAGAATCCCTGTCGTCTACTTCTAACTTATAAAGCTCTACTACTTGTTGATGAAGAGCTTCTTTTTCTTGAGGAGTTAAGTCAGGCTGTTGGCTAATTACGTTTTTAATTATTCCAAGGGTTCCATTAGAAGGGAGGATATCTCCAATTGCATCTAATACCTTTGGTGCTTTTTCTTTTAAGAACTTACCTATTCCAGTGTCTTTTAGTTTCTTTTTCATCCACTACAGCTTTCGCAGTTTTCATCATCAATACTACAGGTTCTTTCTGGAACTGTTTGAGACTCTAATCTCTTTAGCATTTTTTCAAATTCTGTTTCTTCTTTCATTTTCCTAAAAATAAACCTTCTATAAATGTTCCGATTCCTGTTATAAATACCGCAACAGAAGTCCAGAACTTCTTTTCTAAACCACGTATTCTTTTTTCGTGATCGTTCTTTTGCTTGCTAATCTCCTCTAGCTGATGTTGCATCACAGCTTGACCTTGCAAAAGTTGGTTTATTTTATCTTCCATAAGCTTTATACTTAGTTTTATTATTTTCGTCTTTGTATGCTACTAATATTTTATTTCTTTGAGTTCGAGTTGTACTATAACTTACGTGAACCCAAGAAGGATTTTCTTCTGATCCAAACTCCCAAATCAATTGATCAAAATTTAGATTGTCTTTAATAAAGTGAAATACTTCTGCATTGTTTGGAGCGTCTGCGTAATCCCTGTCTAAGTCTATTGCTTCTCCTTTACAATGTTGTGAGGTAGCTACATATTTTCCATCTACATATTTATGAGCGCCTCCTATGGCTTTATTTAAATCTTCTGACCTGTAACCACTACTTATGCTAAAAGGCACGTCAAAGTGCTCTCTAACTGGCTGAAATATCTTTTCAGCTAGCACTTTCATATTTTCTATATGTTCGGGAGTTGCGCTATTATCTATTCCTTTTCTAGATGCAGTTTTACTTTTTATCATTTCAGAAAGAGATAAGTTTTTAGACAGTTTCATTTCTTTATTCTGTTTTTAGCTGTTAACAATATTCTTTCTTCCATCTTAGCCAACTTCACTTTAAGGCTCATATTCTCTTGAATAAGCTCATCTATCTTTAGTTCTAAACTGCTTATTTTTTCTGTGAGTCTTTCTATTTGATTATCTTCTTTTTTAGCAGAGATATCTATCTTCTTCTTAATTATATTCCATATTTCCTTGACTCCAAGTGCTGAAATCAAAGCTATTAAAATAGGTTCTTCCATATTACTTTCCTTGACCACGATATTTTGGTTTGTACCCTACTTGACCTTTAGAAGCATTCTTAGAATGCACCCCAGGTCTCTTTGTTGTTATTTTCTTTCTGTAAGCCATTAATTGCAAATATAAGAAACTTTTTACTCTGTAGGCTCTGGTACTGACCAAGCTGCAGTTGCCATCAAAGATAGAGCTTCGTCTTGATTCATTACCTCACCAACAATAGGTAAACTACCGTCCGTAAGAAAACTTGGTGTAACTCTATAACTTAATAACCCTTGAGTGTTTGCTAAATTTCTTCTCATTGATTGCGCACTTTGCTGATCTACTTGTGAGAATAAAACTAAATTGGTATTAGTTAGCTCAATTACTATATAACTTTTATTATTCATTTTTTTTATTTTAATATTTATTCAGGTTCTAGTGTACTCCAAAAACTTGTTGCCATTAATTCTACACACTGTGTGTGGTTGTAAGTTCCTAAAGGTACAACTGTTTTATCTGTTATAAAACTAGGTTGTGTTTTCCACTTAATAATAAACTGAGTCTCATCAATAGAGTTTCTAATTGTTTCAACACTCGTTTGTTCTACTTGTGTAAAGTCAATACTGTTTAAATCTGCTATTGCTACTGTGTTGTATGTTAAATCACTCATTTATTAATTTTAAGGAACTACTGTTGATAAACTTGCTCCATTTTCTACTGTACCTGTTAATCCATTTCCAGAAGAGTCTGCTGTAGTAACTACTCCACTATTAGTTGTAAGTGATTCAAATCTAGACCATAATGCTGGACTTAAAGGCAAAATATTGCCTGGAGTACCATTGTTATAAATAGAAGCAACTTGTGACGCGCTTAACTCTGAATTAAATATAGCTACTTCATCTATTTTTCCATCTGTGACAAGATTTGCTCCATCTCTTCCAGATATTTGAAAAGGTACTGACGAATTTAATATAGAGCCTGTAATACTAGTAGAGCCTAAATAACTCAAAGATTGAGAAATACCATTAACATATATTTTAATACCAGCTCTAGTAGAACTACCGCTATAAGTAAAAGCTAAATTATACCAAGTGCTAGCATTTAAAGCAACGCCAGTTCTACCTAATAGATAATTACCACTATAAAAATCACCTATAAAGAAAACTACATCTCTTGATGCGGTAATATAAAATTGGTATCCTACTATAGTAGAGTTTTTTGCTTTTGAAATAAATAATCCTGTTGATATTGGTGATGCTAAGTTTACCCAACAAGACCCACTAAAAGCATCTGTTCTTTCAAAAATATTTACGTTTCCAAAATCTACATAATCATCAACTCCATCTAACTGAAGAGAATGAGTGTTTCTAATAGGAGTATCTAATGTTCTATCTAGCACGTCCATATTCTCTGACAATCCATTTGCAGAACTATACGGTGCATCTCCTTTAATATCTATTGTGCTAGTTCCTAAACCACTTGCTGAATACCCAACTCCATCTACAATATCATCATTTGTCATATTAACACTTACAGCATTGTTAGTTCCAATTTCATCTAAACAAGTCCAGTTAGTATTAAAAGAACTATTAGAACCTAATTGCCACCAAGAAACTGGAGCAGTTCCTGAGAAAGTATTTAAATTAGATGGTACGCCTTGGTTGTAGATTTCTGTGACTTCTGTAGATGTTAATTCAATATTCCATAAAGCCACGTTTGAGAGTTTACCGCCATATTTAAAATTAGCGTTTGGCATAGCAAAAATATTTTCTATAGTTGTGTTCGTACCAGCAGAAGCGTTTAAAGTATTGTTTGTTACATTAGTTTGTAGTATTCCGTCTAGATAATAATTTATAGTAACACCATCTCTTGTTAAACAATGATGATGCCAATTCCCATCATTTAATAAACCTGAAGAAAATTGTATCTGATAATAACCAGAATCATTATTTCCTAATCTAAAAGCTGTTCTATTTAAAGAGGGTTGAGAAAATAACGCATAATCTGAATATCCGTTAGGGTCGCCAAATATAGTTCCTTGAGTTGTTGTAGTTGTGTTTATCCAAAATGAAATAGTATTTGTAGAACCTAAATCAATTTGTGGTGTGTCTAAATAATCATTAACCCCATCAAAATCTAAAGCATAAGGACTATATCCTACCGAACTACCAGTATTATCTAGGTCAGAAATTACTA